ACGCTGTTAGGATCGAAGAGGCCCGCAGTAGAGATGCCGAACATAAGCGGCTGGGAACGTGCACCCATAGAGGTAGCCATTACATCCCAAAGCTCACGATTCTTAGCGGTATGCACCTCATCATACAATACCGCACTCGCATTGCTCCCGTGCAAAACACCAGCATCCGCAGCTACAGCTTTAAGGAATGAGTTGGTGCCGTTAAGCACAATTGAGTTGCGGTACACCTTACAAGCGCGCTCGAGTACAGGTTGATTCCGAACCATTTGCTTACATACGTCATAGATAGCATTTGCTTGGTCGCGTGATGAGGCACATACATATATCTCCGCTCCTGGCTCTTTCTCTACGAATAGTAAAGCCAAACCAATAGCAGCGAGTAGGTTACTCTTTCCATTCTTACGCGGGATGAACACAAAGGATGTGCGGTACTGCCGAGTACCGTCTTGGTTTACCGTACCAAAGAGTTGGCGGATGTATTCTATCTGCCACTCCTCTAATATAAATGGCTTTGCTGCGAGGTCACCTTTAACGTGTGTACACACACGCTCTATAAATCTGATGACCTTATCTGCTTTGTTGCTGTCGTACATCACTCTCCTAATAAATCTTCTAAACTATCAATCTTCTCGGGTGTGCTCAACTTGGCTCTTGCTGCTGCGGTAAGTCCAAACTCGGGGAGCATCTTTTTTATTCTATCCCACGCACCATTCATCATTGCAAGCTCGGGCCTTGGTCGATGCATCTCATCACCTTGTGCTGTGGTAGTCGCATAGGTTGGGCCTAATCTTTTTATCACTGCTCGGCTTGCGCAATAGTCCTCCCACGCATCGCTTATCATTTGCAATGCGATGGCATCAAGTTCTGCAACAACGCCAAGATCATCAAGGTGCTTAACCAACCAATCAAAAGTCTCTTCTGCACTTTGGTAGGTTGGGAGCACTGGGCGGCCTTGCACTTCAAGGCGCTCTTCGTGACGGTCTTTTCTATAAGTATCTGCTGCCTTCAGCATCGCTGTTGGCTTTGGTTTTCTTCCTGGCATAGTGCCTATATTTTATCATTTTATTCGGGAACACTGCCCGACTTTTACCCTTTTCATTTCGACTGCGTGTATAAAAGACGGGGGTGGCGATGTAAGTGTGTTGTACTCAGACATTTACAACCCCCCTCCTATAATCTTGTTGAGCTGTCGATACCTAAGTATCCTACTGCCTTGGAGGTTACACTCTTGTCATCGAACGCTGTACTCTTTGGCATTGTCTCATTCTCGTACCACACTGGAGCTTTAATAGTTAACAGGCTCCAGCAGTATATACCTTTAGGTGTAGAGCAAACATAATACACAACAAAGCCAAAGGTATCTGCCTCACGCATCAGCGCCTTGTACTTCTGCTGCTCTATCATCATATCATCATAGTGCTTGGCTCTACACTTCAGCTCTACGAGCGCTTGGTATTTGATGCTGTACCCATCGAAGGAGCAGTACCCTTGCGTTGGTTGTAGGTCATCAATGTACTTAGCCTTGATGTAGTTAAACAGCTTCTCCTCGTTCATAGGTGTGCCTCCTTTCCACTCTTAACGTTGTGGCATCTATGGCACATCGTTTGTAGATTGTCCCAGCTCAACTCATCACCTCCTAATCTAATGGGTGTGATGTGGTCAACCACCTCACCGATACCATTGCACTCAATACATAGTGGCTGCTCTTTGATGAACATAGCACGCAGCTTACGCCACCTTGTAGTGTTGTAGAACTTGTTGCGCTCCTTACGATCCTGGCTGTGCTGTTGACTGCCTTGGAGCCAAGGGCGCTGCTTTCTTTTCGGTGAGTTAGGCATTGTAGATAGGTATTAGTTGCTGTGCTACTGCCTTGACTACATCAACGGTAACTGCGTTACCGCATTGCTTATAGCGCTGGGTGTTACTCATCTTCTTCACCTCACCATCATAGATGCCGTACTCGGTATGGTTATCGGGGAAGCCTTGGAGCCTCTCACACTCTATAGGTGTAAGCCTACGGATGCGGTAGGTACTATTGTTTTTAAGGATTGAGCAGTTAGGCGTTCCGCTCTTATCATTACTCCCTACTAAAGCTGGCGCTATTCCATTTTTACGAGGCCTAAAGCCTCCTTCATCGTATCGAATATCTCCTATTTCTATGTCTTCATAGTAAGGCTGCACCACACCTTGCTGCCTAGTAGTCTCTAAGGTATGCGCTACACCTTTACCTACTCTTCCTCTTTGCGTTTCGCTGTTGGGTTGGTACAACCGTATTGCATCACCATCTTCAGCCTCTTGGTATCCTTTCTTGTTGGCGCTTTTTATTTTGAGAACTTCGTCACACTCACCAATGTACGATCCTTGAGATGTGCTTGCGAAGTATCTTGTTGTGAGGGTGTTAGCGGTTTGGTGCTCGCTTCTTGTGTCACTATTATTCTTTCCACGGCATTCTCCGACAGGAAAAACTCCTCCCCAATCTCCTGTGGGGGTTGTAGAATATCCGACAAGGTAGATGCGCTCTCGGTTTTGTGGTAGAAACCACGCTGTATTAAGCAGTTGCCATTCAAGTCTATAGCCCCCAATGTTGCTAAAGGCTTGGAGGATTGCCGCAAAATCTTCGCCATCGTTTGAGCTGAATGTTCCCTTAACATTCTCCCACACAAAAGCTCTTGGTTGGCATTCGGTGATAAGGCGTATTGCTTCAAGGATAAGGCTACTTCGTTCTCCGTCCATCCCTTTACGCTTTCCAGCGAGGCTAAAGTCTTGACAAGGAGAACCGAAAGTGATGAGGTCGATGTTGGGGAGGTCTGCTCCTCGAACATCAGTAACTGATCCGACATAGGTTGCATCTTTAAATTTGTGTTGATATACTGCTACTGCGTGCTTATCTATTTCCGAGAAGTAACTCGTAACCTCATAGCCAGCACGTTCAAAGCCAAGGTGGAATCCTCCGATACCACTAAAGAGGTCGAGTTGATTGATCTTAATAGACACTATGCTCGCAGTCTTGGCACACTGGTTCTGAATCAATCAGTGCATAGTTCTCAGTTTCTTTGCCGCACTCTGCGCAGCATTCGCTGTCCGTAGTCCACGGGTTACCGTCATCAAGGTAGCTGTCGGGAAATGTCATAGCTTGTTGTTTTTAGTTGTTGTTGTTATTGTTTTATCTATGATGTACTTAGCGCGCTCACTCCATTCGGTTGGGTTGTAGCGGTACTCAGTGAATCCAAAGTGGATGTAGAAATGGTTGTGTACCGTGTTGGTATCAAGCTGAAAGGGTTGACCATCGCGGGGCATCACAGGCTTCTTATTAGCATCGCGGTACTCTTTCTCACAATGCTTGCAGCGTGCTCTTCTGCCATCTCTACCTCTCTCTAATGGGTAGAAGTCCTCAATGGGGTGCTCTTTCTTACACTTGATGCATTCACGTTTCATTCTCTATTCTTTTTTCTATGGCGGTTTTTCTATATTTCTTAATGTGTGTGACCTCACCTGTGCTGTCATTCTTTACAAAGCGAATGGCGTGGCCGATGATTGCCGTATCGTTTACCTCCTTAATTAATGGAAGCATCTCTTGCTTACGCACAGGCTTCTTCTCACCTATGTGCATATCTACAATGAGCTGTGCTATCTTATTGCGTGTCTTTAGGTCTATCATATTCCGCAGTATCCGCTGTCGCATTCATTAAAATCATCATCAAAGAGGTCGAATTGGCTGTTCCAAGACTTCACCTCATCATAGGTAACATCAGAGCGCCAGGTTGCGCCATTGATGCTGTCGCGCTCTCTCTTTGCAAACCACTCCAATTTGTTTGGGTGCTTCTCCCACATCTTCTTTAGTAGGAGCGGTTGCTTGTGAAAGCATCCAACGCAGTTGTTCATCCAAGCAAAGCGCACGGGCTTATCGATCCAATACTGCTCAACGTTGTCTTTAAAGATACCGCTATCTATTAAAGGAAACACGGGCTTTTGGTAGGGCACATCTTCCCATTTGTTTCTTCCGCTCTTATGCTTCTCAAAGGTTGCTTTAAATACACTGAGGCCATCTTCATTGCAGCGCTCAAGCATATTCTTTGCTCTGCGCATCTCATTAGCTCTAAAACCTATTCTTGTTTCTATTGGCTCGCCAACGTTTTCTGCCCACCAATAGAACATAGGTTCAATCTTCATCTCGACGGTGCAGAAGCGTTGCACCTTATTAGGAAGGTAGACCTTGTCTTTTCTTGTTGTTATTTGGTCAAAGGTCTTACCTGTAACCCAAGTTATTTCTCTGCCGATGTACTGCTCAAGGTCGAGCATAGTGTAGATGATGGTATCATCTTCTGCTGTACCAATGAATGGCGCTTGGATTCTATCCTCAACCTCCTTGCGTATCTTCTCATCGGGGAACTTGCAGTTCTCATCTTCAATACGCACCAAAGAGAATACATCATAGTCCGCTGGGTAGTGCGCTGCAATATATGCTGAGGTCTTACCTCCGCTCAAGCTGTTTACCGTTATCATAAATCAATAGGCTCTTCACCATCTTTAGGGCCAAGCGCTACAATCTTGGGGCGCTTACCATCCCAATGTATTATACTATTTTCTTCCATCAATGCCAAAACCTTCTCAGCATCCTTGCGCTTGCAGTCCTCCGTATCGCGTATGAAAGTCGCAGCATCGCCTTTGCTCTTACCTAATATCTTGGCGGCAATGCGGTGCTTATCCTCATCAGTCCAAACGCGTGTTTTGTTGTAGAACTCATCAACCTCAACCTCTGAGAACTCAACAAGATCAAAG